ACTTCTACTTTAGGAGTATCTTCCCACGGGGGTGTATCATCCTCTTCAACCACAGGTAATACAACCTTAGGTTGTGTGGTAGGAACCTGTATACGAGTTGTTTGGGCTACTGTACGAGCACGCTTGCCTTCGCCACCGTCTGCATCATCTGATGCAGATGTATCAAAACCAAACGGTTTATAATGTTGGCTAAACTTAGCTGGATCATACAATTCGCCTTCCAGTGATTCCTGGAACATCTCGTAGATTAACGCCAATTGTTCGGCGGTTGGACGCTTAGGCAAATAGTTTGCCAAATCAACTAATCCATATTGATCGATAGCATTTTGCATTTCTTGAGTAATGCTTGATTCTTTTCTAGCCCACTTTGATGTTCCATAATCCGCATATCCGCCCTTACTTGTCTTAGCAACAATAAAATCGGTACCGTTAATAAAATCAACAGGACTATAGATCATATCTGGATCCATTAATGCTGCCTTGATGATTGCAAAAATCTGTGGACCCATAATAAATTTACGGATTGGATTTTCTGGAGCATCAGTTTCGTTCATTGGATCTTGCCTGACAAAACCCTGCATGTAAAAGGTGCGCTTGACCCAATACTTGCGTGCTGTATCCTCGAGGGATTTATCTTTCCACCATGGACGAACTTCATTTAGGATCGGACATGTATTTTTGCCATCCCACATTTCTATACACGGTACCTGAACTACAACTGGTTTCTTTTCATCTTGACCCTTAATGCCCGGAAATGGCAGTTTTATAAGTTGACGTTCTGCCCAGAAAAATGTATTATCCTGGTTTGCGTCTGGTAGAATACGGAGGATTGTTGAGGTGCCTTCTGGAATGTTCCAGTGAGCGTATGTGGCTTTGTCTGATGCGGATGGACTTTTGCGTACATCTAATGCTTGTAACTTCTTACGAATTTCTTCTAATGTTTTTGACATGATTTTGTTTTCCTATGCTTTAGTTTAATTTAAACGCTTTTATTTGAGCTGCGATCTACTCGGGTTACGTTAAGCCCTTTCGCATCATACCTGCTAAAGGTTTTCGTATGCAGCTAGTATACGAAAACTTTGTGTGTCTGTCAAGAACTTCTTAGTAGAAGTTCAATATATATTTATCATAAAAGGCCGACAGGTCATTCGACTCTTTGATATCCTTTTTATCTTCTATAGATTTTTCTTCTACTTTGATATTCTCGAAAACTTGCGTAAGTACTGCCTTCTCAAATTGATTGACAACACCATTCTTCGAAAGCTTAGAACCGATCTTACCAACGAAGCCAGAAAGTTCTTCATTTTCAATAATCCTCAGTGCTAATTCATTAAGTTTGAAGCCTAACCGAGCATTTTCACTAGTGAACTCGAACATCGGAGTAGTATTTATAGATTCACGGCGTAGCAAGACTACTTTTCCGGCAGCTTCTTCGATGCGTTTGTGGAATGTATCTTTCTCCTGAACAAGTTGTTTGATAATAGGAAGCACTCCCTCAAACTTTTCATCGAATCGACGAATAGTAAATAATTCCTTCAATGTGCTTGTGTCATCTTCAGCAAGTGGTTCACGTTCAAATGTTTCAAGTCTTGCCTTAACTGTTTCATATGTGCGAGAACCGGTAAGCTTTCTTAACTCTGTGCGCAAGGTTTCAATGTTTTCCTTGACGGTTTCAATAATGCCTGAACTATCCTCATTTATGAGTTTATTGGTCGTGACATAGCGATTGAATGATTGAAGCTTGAGCAAATTATCGGTGCTTTCGGAAATATAAGAACCTACTTTATCCGTCATTAATCCACCATGTGCCATGTGTTGAGCCATTGCGCGTGCTCCCGGCAAATAGTTCTGTGGAAAACGGAATCTTTCTCCATTACATTCGAGGAAAATAGCACTAATGTGACGAGAGCGCGAACCGCGAACGTTCTCATCTACGGGTGTTTTATGGCGAACGAGAATTCTTACATTCTCAAGAGTCTGTTGCGATGTCTTTATCGAGCCAAACATTTTGCTGAAACTCTCCATTACAGCTTCTTCTACAGCTTTTGAATAGACAGGATATCCGTTTTTATCTTGTTCCACGTTTAGTTTTCCTTCTTTAACAAGTCTATTTAAGACTGGACGAATTTCACTCAAATCTAAAACACCGAGATTACTTGTTAGATCTGCTTCAGAAACTGTGCCACCGAAGATTCTAATCATTTTCATTATTTCACCAACAAGATGATGATTTACAGGTTTTATATTATTTTCCATCATTGCTTCGCCCTTTTTCATCTTAGCCTGGTAGGCATAATCCCTTGGCTGTATAGCTTTTCCAAAAACTTTTATTTTAGAATTCATCATAAATTGATCAGCAAGTTTACGAATATTTTTCTGAACCCCCAATATTGAGTCATCTGTGCCCGAACCCTTGCTGAATTCAATACTATTTGAATCTTCATCTATAGTAACCATTATGTTTGGATTAATCACAAAGAATCTACGACCCTGTGTAGGATCGGTCGTCTCTGCGCCAGCGTCGTCAAAAATCTTAACCTGCAGACCATTCCCTTTCAATAAAGAGAATACCTTTTCTGCTAGATCGTCCAATTCAACCATGATAAATTCCTTGTTATGCTTATTTATCTATAATACAGAAATTAATTTATCGTTATACCACGGCGAGTTAATTCTTGTTGAAGTGCATGTAATTTATTATCTTGCCTGGAAATTATATTTCTTATTTCGCCGGCCTGTCTTCTATCTATTCTAGATAGGGTATCATTGATAATTCTATCTACTTCGGCATTTTGTTGCGCCACAGGATTAGGGGCAGCAGGCGTTGTCTCGGGTTCGTCATAATCATCCTGCTCGGCATTTATCTTGGCGACAAGGTGATGGAAATCCTTGACTGCTAACTTAGCTGCATGAGCTGCTGATGATAGCTGTTTATTTTTCAAAGCCGCGCCGAGTGTCCCTAATAATGGAATTAATCTACGTTCAATATCACTAAATTTACCTTCACCAATGGTATCATTAAGAAAATCACTTAAATCACTCCTAAGATGTTTAGGAATATTTCTTGCTAAATTATATAATGCAGGTTTAAGTGCTTTAAGAAATACATTGTTGAACCATTGACTCTTTGGGCCGCCAGATATGAAATTAAAACGATGATCGATTTCTCCGTGGTTTTTTGCAAAATTTTCAGCCATTGCTCCTAATTTTCTGTATAGATCGGGCAATTCAGTAGACATTATATCTACTATATTCTTTAACGAAGCTTCCATCGATATATCTTCGCTTAATTCAGTAAATTCATATATTTTCATATTATGCTCCTAATCATATCATTACAGGCATGGGAGCATCATAGCCAACATCATTTTCATCCGATATATTACTTGTAATAGCTGCTTGAGATCGATCATCCCACGTAGAAATATAATCTATCATACGAATAACCAAAATCATTGCCATAATCAAATCATCTGTTTGTCCGATTCTTGCTTCAAACGTATTACCTCGCGAAACAAAAACTTTCAGTTCTGATAATATACCTTTAGAATTTATTTTCATCTTGCTAGATTCGATTAAGAATTTCATCTTAGAACATGCTTCAAGCTTAGATTTATTTGTTGTTACAAACCCACCACGTCTCATGCTGCGGCCCTGTAATCTATTCTTTGGATCATGTAACATCGTACCCGGGAAGTTTTCTTCTCCTGTATCTCGAATAACAACTAGCGCGGCCTCTCCCAATGAATTACTTTCTACAGACCAATATATTTCTGGTTTACCACTTTCATATAATTCTTGAAGGATACGCCTCAATGTTCTTATCTGTTCTTCTATAGGTGCTTTATTATTACTCCACTCACCCACTTGAATAAGTGTTGGCAATTCTAATACTTGAATAGCAGCATTATCTCCACCTGTTCCCATTGATGGGTCAAGTGCTACAACATAAGTCAATTCTGATCTAATAGGAGCATACCAGCGAACTTGTCCGGTCTTACTGATTGGCTGCATGGATTCAAGTTGTGATAATTTGACGGGATTGATGAGAGTTTCTTCAAATGTAATAAACTGACATTTATGCTCACGTAAGAAGCGATCTTCGCCCAATGCAGCAAATTCTGCGTCGGCCCATGCTTGGTCACGATCTGGATGGTGTTCCCATGTTGACATATATGGACGAAATCCATTTACACCGATTTCTGTTTCGTTACCATTTGCGTCAACCATTTTATTGGCTCCGAACCAGATATCAGCAAACTGATCTTCATCTGTATTTGGTGTCGACGTAATAATACATTTACCACCAGTTGACAAGGTAGGTGATAATGAGGTCCAGAATTCTTTAGCAATGTTTGGTTCTACGAACGCAAATTCGTCTAAATAAACAAGTGATAAGGACATGCCACGACCAGTATTTTCAGTTGTTGTTGTGGCAACAATACGAGAATTATTATCAAAATCAAGAGAACGCTTATTATAGACTTTCACCCCTGCACGAATATGATCAGGTATAGATTCATATGCATATCTAACCCTGTGCATAATTTCTTGAGCACCATCATATTTGTTAGATGCAATAAGAATAGTTGCATCATCATTGAACATGGCATACCAAAGTAGATATCCAGCTGCAACAGTAGTCTTTCCCATTTGACGACTAACCATGTTCACAGACTTTCTATATGTATGATACATATGAATCAAATCAACCTGAAAATCATATAATGCCAGCTTTTGCCTACCTTGCGTAGGATGCTGAATATACATGAAATTCTGAATGAAATATTCTGGCCCGTTTATTGGATCTAAACAAGCCTTTAATTCATCTATTTGTTCCTTGGTATACGATACTTTGGTATAAGCACGTTTTACAAGTTTATCATCTTGGTAGATTGCCATATTTACATAAAGTCGGAATCACTACGCTCCGGTTCGTTATGATCTTGTTCGGGCGGATCGATATTTTCAACCTTCTTATCAAATGCCGGACCTAATAATCTTTGATATACAACTGGATCCAATAATTGTTTCATAACATCAGGACCGAGAATATTTTGAGCATCTCTAAGATACAAATCTTCATTGTTTATATAAAATGCCATACCGTCTGAAAATTCAACAGAACTTACTTCTATGACTCCCACCTCTGGACGATAATCCGATGAGTATGTAATACTATCGGTTTTATGATTCCATCCGGTGGGGTATTCGTCGTCTTCCCAAGAGATAGGCGCTGCGGCCTTTATATCAATGTCGAAGGTAACTTTTACCGTTGCGCCCTGGAGATTAATAGCTGTGCCAGACGCGGTAACGCCACCGTCGAGAAAAACTCCATCATCGGTGGTATAAAAGTCTCCGCCTATATCTTTTATAGACAGATTAGAGACTAATTGACTCTCGGTTAACTTTTTTTTTTGACTTGATTCTTTCAAAAAGTTTCTATAGCCATAAACAAGTTCTTTATGAACTTCGGCAACCTGCATTTTCTTCTGTTCTGGGTTATCACCTTGACGTGCGCCTGATGGACCCACTACTTTAACAACTGGACTATCGGCACCAGTCGGGAAGAAATCATTACCAGATGCATCATTGATGTCATCATAACCGTTTTGTAGGTCAAATGCTTCTTCTACTTCCGTTTGGCATGGAACCAAATCTTTAATCATCATTTTTTCATTATTACCAAAATCGTCTTTAACAATTACTTGCTGATCATCCACAATCCTCACAACTTCAAACGGTTCACCTTGTTGATCCCATCTTGGATGGACTTTTGCTCCTATATGAATATCATCACCTGCTGCTTCTTCGAATTCCTCTGGATCACCGTAATCACCATAGTCTTCATCGGTTCCGAGGCCGGCTGATGCCATTGCTGAATCAAAATCTCCATCCATGGAATCATCTGGTCCACCCTCATATCCTGCGTGATCCATAAGTGCATTATGAATAGCATCAAGTTCTTCTGGATCACATCCTGCACCATCGTGCCATGACATAATAACTCTTATAGCCTCCGATGGCTCAACAAACGAGGACATCATTTCATCGTATTGTGCTAATGCATCGGCAATTGATTCTTCATGCATACCTACTCCTTCTTCCATAGCACATGCTATATCTGCATCTGCTGAATTTTCTTGTCTGCACGAATTTACGGCTGGGACACTTTCTTTCATTTCACAACTCTCCTCTTCTCTATGTTTCATAGCATTGCTGAGTTGTTTCGTGCCTGTATCAGCAGCATTGAATTCTTTAGCGACACCTTGAGAAATACCTGCTTTCTTAGCAAATGCTGGATCATGTGCTGCCGCTGCCATAAAACGAGCTTGCTTTTCTGATGTTGATTTTTCATGTAAATCAGAACCAAATTGTAATTTATCACTTGTGCCAAATTTGAAATTTGCAAGTCTCGGCGGCAAGCGGCCAGTTGCAATAATTTGGTCCAATTCCTGATCAGTAGGCTGAGCACCTGTATTCAATTGATCTACAAGTTCATACATATAATCATTGTCCCAAATATCGGGACCATATAATGCCGCTATAGCAGAATAAAGTTTATCTTCCCTTGGATCATCAAATATTTGCTCCGTTATTTTCTTTTTGTCAATACCTGGGACAGCCATTACACCTTCCATGAGGTTAATCATTTGTCTCATACTTTTCATTATAGAACCCCCACTTTCATTAAGTTAGGCTTCTTAATGCGACCGAAAAGCCCGACGTCATCTTTCTTTAAATTCTTAGGATCATTAAATCCATCATAGCCCTTAGGCAGTGTAGAGTGGTCGGTTTTAGCTGCAGGGCTTAGTGGGTTATCGACTGTAACCATCTCACGTTCCTTACGGACTTGTTCTAGCTCCTTAAGGAAACTTGTATTGTATTTCTCGCCATAAGTTTCTGCTGCTGCGCCGTCAGTCTGTTCATAGTCACTGCCCAGTCTTGTCTTATATTTCTTTCTATATTCTTCTGAATTTCTGTCTAGATATAGATCAGTCTCAATCTGACGTGGATCATTTTCTGAATATACCGCTAAAAGTGCAGGAGAAATGCCAACATTATTGCAAATGTATATTCTCAGAAAATCAAGTGATCCAGGGTATCCTAGTACCAAATCACAGATGAATACTGCTGTATTCTTTACATTGGGAAAGTCTAGTGGACTTTCTTGAATTGGTGTTTTTCTAAATGACGATGCTGATTTTAGGTCATATTTAGCAAGCGATGATTCAAGCCTGTCAATCATATCATCGGTCATTTCATTTACGGCGAACTTCAAGACATATTTGTATTCTGTCTTTACTTCAGCAACGTAAGTGGCAAATGATTTCTTTTCTGTCATATAGTGACTCCAGTGTTACGACTATTTATCAGAAGTTTCTGATTTACTGGACACTATATATTTTAGAAGCTCATTCCTATCAAATTCTCCACCACCCGATAACTTCCTATTACCATTTCCCTGATCTATGTCAATCTGTTCAGCACGAACCTTCTTAAGTTGAAGTTCAATCATCCTTAATTTCTTTTCAGCTTTAGCATTCTTTGCTTCTAGCGCAGTCTTTAGCATTTGCCCGGCAACTTCGTAAATCTTTCCTGCATGAATATCTGGAACATTACCACCTAATGCGATAAGATCATCGAAGGTCTTAACTGCTTTGTAGGCAATTGTATCCATTTCACTATCATGCATATCCAAACCTATTACCGTAGGCAAGGCATGATCAACCTTTTCAGCGGTAGTCAGGGATGTATAAATCTCCCTTGCTTCCACCATTAGTTGTTCTTTAGTTTTAACAGGCAATTCTTCATCTACCAGCTCTTCAACAGGGGGTAGATTAAAAAATTCTTCCATTTTGCGTGTGATTTTAGGTACCTCTCTTATGTCTGTGATAACTAACTAATTTAGAAAAGGAATTAAATATTTCGTTAAACCCGGAATCATTCACATTATATTTCTTCATTATCGTCGATGATATTTCCAATAATCTCTCAAATTCACTATCGTCCAATAATACATTATTATCTATCACCAAATTTATAGTATGTATAAGTTCATTTCTTTCATTTTCGAGGTACCTTGTCGTGATATTAATTGTTATTTCGATTAGTCTCATGTCTCTCTATTGCACCCTTTAATATTTTGTTCATTTCTTTGAGACAATCGAGTTGTCCTTGCAGTTTTTCCTCGTAAGATAACTCAATACTTTCGTCAATTTCATCTTGTTTTTTATTATTTTTTTCAATCATATCATTAAACCCTGTAATCTTAAATTCTGTATCTTATCTTTTTTTCTATATCGGTAGATAATCTTAAAAAGTCCATCCTTTATATAAATTTTTATCCTTTTCCCTTAGGATTATTGAATATATTCGACTCCGTCATTACTCTAAAACTCATACCATGATGTTTAGCAAACGCATGTGCTGCTGCCCATTTATAGGTATTCAATGCAACTGCTGCCTTAGCCCTTTGCGACTTTGCCTGTTCTAGGAAAGTTTCCTTGGCTGGCTTTACTTCGATAATCTCTGCCTTCTGACTACCTTTAGCGTCCACATAAGTAACCACAAAATCTGGCACGTACACGGTATATTTACCAGTAAAGGGATTCTGATAGGGAATTTTTAGGGGTTCGCTTGCCCAACTAGAAATATTGGGGTTTACATCAAAAAGTTGCATAACCTTAAATTCCCACGAGGAACGAAAGATTATAGGATAGACACCAACGTATTTGCTGGGATTTACAGGTTTATAATGTCCTTGGACATATGTTCTACTCATGCTAATGGATCTAAAATTACCAATTGAGGCCGTGTTCCGGTAATACGCCACATAATATTTCCACCATGGAGATCGATAGAAAAATTACCCGCTGTCTTTAACTGAAAAATTAATTGTAATGCTTCTTTTAATTCTGGATCTTTTATATCACTTATTGGAGATCGATAGTTCGTTATTCTGTCTAACTTTACATGTATCATTTTGCCGGCGTCGGCGTCACCATATGGATCAGATAATTCTTTTATAAACATATCATCATATAATGATCTCATTAATTCATCATTATCAAATATCTTGTCATTGTAAAATGATACCAATCTTTCAATATTTGCTCTATAGGTTAATTTTCCATTTTTATCTTTCATAATCTTTAAATCGTGAATTCTTGGAAAATAAGGATTATCGGAATTTAAATTATGAATTGCATTTAAATAAGTTAAATATCCATCTTCTTCTACGTTTTCAACCGATGATAAACTTCTTATAGAACCGGCCCTGG